ATCGGAGCACAAATGGAAATTTCAATTAAAAAAGAAGATTTACAAACAAAGAGTCTGTTTGTAGCAACACCAATGTATGGCGGCCAAAATCACGGTCTCTATATGAAAGCCTGTCTTGACCTTCAAGGTCTCTGTATGCAATATGGCATACAAATCAAATTCTCATTTCTGTTTAATGAGTCCCTAATTACACGAGCAAGAAATTATCTTGTTGACGAATATATCCATCGTTCCGATTGTACACATATGTTGTTTATTGATTCGGACATTAACTTTAATCCTCAAGATGTAATCGCTTTATTGGCTATGGACAAAGATGTATCTGGCGGTCCTTATCCTAAGAAAGCCATCAAATGGCGATCTGTCAAAAAAGCAGTAGAAAAGAATCCTGATATTGATCCACAAATGTTGGAGAAAGTTACTGGTGATTATGTTTTCAATCCAGTTAAAGGTACTGCACAATTTTCTGTAACAGAACCACTTGAAGTATTAGAAATTGGTACCGGATTCATGATGATTAAACGTGAAGTGTTTAAGAAAATGGAAGAAGCGTATCCATCAATTCGTTATAAACCTGACCATGTAGGTCAAGCACACTTTGATGGTTCTCGTTACATTCATGCTTTCTTTGATACTGTTATTGATTCTAAAGATTCAATTACTGGTGGCGGTTCTGACCGTTATCTTTCAGAAGATTATATGTTCTGCCAAATGTGGCGTAAAATTGGTGGTAAAATCCATCTTTGTCCTTGGATGAAAACATCACACATTGGCACATATCATTTCCAAGGAGATATGCCAGCAGTTGCTAATTTTGTAGGAGAAATGTAATGTCAAAAATTGAAGTTAATATTGAAAAACTAAGAGAGTTGTTTCGCAAAACTCCTTATAGTCCAATTTCAGCTAATACTGTTTCTAATATTGAAACGATTCAATCTTTATATCAGAATCGTGGAGAAAAGTAATGTCATCCTATAATAAAATCGATCCTTCTGGAGCGATGGAATTAGAAAAAGAATTAGAAGCAGAACAAAAAGCTTTTAGTTCTCTGAAAAAAACGGAACCAGGTCGTTCCTACAAGTATTATAGTGATGATACTGTAACAACCTCCGTTGATAAAGATGATACAGAAAATAAACTCAATGCAGTAACATTATCACAGACGGCTTCCACAGGCGGCCGTAAATTCGATGGCGGTAAATTACAGTATGGTCTAGTACCACCAAATGCACTAAAGGCAACAGTAGAAATTTTAACTTTTGGTGCACAGAAGTATGAGCCAGATAATTGGAAATGGGTACCAGATTCTAAGCGTAGATACTTTGATGCCGCACAACGGCATCTATGGGCTTGGAAATCTGGTGAACAAAATGACCAAGAAACTGGTAAGAATCACTTAGCACACGCAATGTGCTGCTTGATGTTTTTGTATGAACATGATACAATTGATTTTTTAAATAATGGAGAAGCAAATGAAGTTGTCAAATGAAACACTAACCGTATTGAAGAACTTTTCAAGCATCAACCAAGGTATTCAATTCAAAAAAGGCAAGAAACTTAGCACAGTATCTTCTAGTAAGACTGTATTGGCACAAGCTCAATTAAAAGATGATTTTCCAAAAGAATTTTGCATCTATGATTTGAATGAGTTTTTGTCTGTACATGGTCTTTATAAAGATTCTGAAATTGATTTTACCGATTCTGATGTAATTTTCAAGAACGGTAAGCGTTCAAGTAATTATCGTATGACTGCTAAAGAAATGATTGTTACTCCACCAGAAAAAGAAATCACACTTCCATCAATTGATTGTGAATTTACTTTGACTGCTGAAGATTATGCTGATGTTATCAAAGCAACAAGCATTTTATCTTCACCAAATATTGCAGTTCAATCTGATGGTGATACAATTAATATCGTTTCTTTTGATGCTGAAAACAATGCAGCTCATACAAACACGATTGAAGTAGGTCAAGGTAACGGAAAGAAATATAACATCGTATTTAAAACAGAGAACATTAAATTGATTTCTGGTACATATGATGTGAAGATTTCTTTTAAAGGTATCGGACATTTCAAAAACACCAAAGATGACATCCAATACTGGATCGCATTTGAGGCTAAACAAACCAAAATTGGAGAATAATTATGTTGTTAACTTTTACAGATGCAGTAACCAAAAATTCTATTGCTGTTAATCCTGAGTATGTTGTGGCTGTATTTGAAGCCGTTGAAGGTGAACATGCTGGCCGTACAATTATCGGTTTAGTAAACGGTAACTTGGTTGCTCAAGAAACTTATCTTGATGTTGTTGGTCAATTACAGGCAGTTAAATAATGCCAGTAGTTCAAACACTATACGGCACCTTTGATGACAAGCAGTTAAAACAACTCAAAGGTGCTATTGACGAAATCAACGAACATCAAATGAATATTCAGTTGAAGCAAAAGCAAGTCAAAGAAATCGTTGATGTTACTTTTGATAATCTAAAAATTCCTAAAAAGATTATTAAAAGAATGGCTAAAGTTCAATTCAATCAATCTTTACAAACTGAGGTTGATGAGTTCAAAGAATTTGAAGCTTTATTTGAAGGCATTACAGAAGTAAAATAAGTAGTTTAATATATTATGGGAGTTTGTGATGGAACATTTATTATGGGTCGAAAAGTATCGACCATCAAAAGTGGAAGATTGTATCCTACCGGATGCAATCAAAGCCACATTCATGGAATATGTCGCTAGAAAAGAAATACCGAATCTTTTATTATCAGGTAGTGCCGGCGTTGGCAAGACTACAATCGCAAAAGCTCTCTGTCAAGAAGTTGGTTGTGATTACATTGTTATTAATGGTTCTGATGAGTCTGGTATTGATGTTCTTCGTAATAAAATTAAGAACTATGCCTCATCGGTTTCACTCGCTGGTGGCCGCAAAGTTGTTATCATTGACGAAGCAGACTATCTAAATCCTAATTCAACTCAACCAGCGTTGCGTGGTGCTATTGAGGAGTTCTCCTCAAACTGTTCATTTATCTTTACATGTAATTTTAAAAATCGTATCATTGATCCAATTCATTCTCGGTGTTCAGTTATTGATTTTAAGATTAATGGTTCTAAACAAAAGATGGCTGCGGCTTTCTTTAAACGTGTTGAATGGATTCTCGAACAAGAAGGAGTAAAGTATGATAAAGAAGTTGTTGCAACTGTTATCACCAAACACTTTCCGGACAATCGCAGGGTTATTAATGAGCTTCAGCGATATGCCGCTTCTGGAGTTATCGACAAAGGTATTCTTACCAATATTGCTGATGTACAACTTGGCGCTTTGGTTACATCACTAAAAGAAAAAGATTTTGCTTCTACTCGTAAGTGGGTCACATCTAACCTGGACAACGATCCTGCAAAGATTTATCGTAAACTTTATGATACACTTTATGAAACATTAAAACCTAATTCTGTTCCACAACTAGTTCTTATCTTGGCTAAGTATCAATATCAATCAGCTTTCGTTGCTGACCATGAGATTAACATGATTGCTTGTTTGACCGAAATTATGGTAGATTGCGAGTTCAAATGACCAAAGATGAAATGATGAACGAGCTAGGTTTGGCTGGCGAAAAAATTATAATTAATATGTTGTCAGGTTCTGGACACATAATTAAAACTTCAGTTGACAAATATGATTCTGAAAAAGATTTGCTGATTGATGGACTTATCAAAGTTGAGGTTAAAACTCAAGTCCCATTCATCATGCAAAATGCTTTTACCTTCAAACCAAATCAACTGCGTAAATGTCGTTCTGTTGATATTCTTTATTTTGTTTCCGTACCTGCTGGTCGACACACCGACAAGTGGGCTGGCTGGATTTTCAAAGCTGATCCTAAATCTTTTGTAACAAGAAATTATAAAACAAAAGATGGTCGAGATATGATTCTGGTTGACCGTGAACAATCAGCTTTAACTCCTCTCAAAAAAATGACCGATGAAGAAATGAAAGAACTGCAAAAATACTCTGTATCGGGGTATTGATATGCCAGATTTATTCAAAGAAGTTATTCCATCCATTCTTCAAACCAAAAAGAATGTCTTTCAAGATGAGTATGATTATAAAGATTATACTCCATTTGTGGTCAACCGAGCCTTGTCCTATCACATGGACTGTGTGCTTTATGCCAATGAAATGAACCTTAATCCTTCACTGGACAAGGACTTACAATATTCGTATCTTCTAAATACAATAAGGTCAATGAAACGGAAATTCCAACCGTGGCAGAAAGCATCGACCGACAAAGATTTAGAATGCGTGAAAGTGTACTTTGGTTATTCTAATGAGAAAGCTAAAGAAGCACTCCGGATTCTTACTGACGAACAAATCGCTGAAATAAAAGCTAAAACAAATAAAGGCGGAGTGACAAAGTAATGATTTCAATTATTGATTTAGTTGAAGTTACCCTAAACGAAAAAGATGATTTCCTTAAAGTCCGTGAAACCCTCACTCGTATAGGCGTAGCATCTAAAAAAGACAGAATTTTATACCAATCTTGCCACATTTTACATAAACAAGGCAAGTATTATATCGTACATTTCAAAGAACTATTTGCTTTGGATGGTAAACCAACTGACATTTCCGAAAATGATTTATCTCGCAGAAATGCAATTGCTAAGTTATTGCAAGATTGGGGTTTGGTAAAAGTGGTAAATCAAAAGCAAATTGAAGAACCAGCACCAATCTTCTTATCACAAATTAAGATACTTTCCCATAAAGAAAAAGACGATTGGGAACTAACCCCAAAATACAATATTGGTAAAAAACCAGGGGCCTATTGACAATTAGTTAGTTTTGTGTTATAAATATGAATGTAGTCGCCTAATGGGACTACATTTTTATTAACTCGCTTATCAATAAGGAGAAACACATGACAAGCACAGCTCTATCTTTATTCCCACAATGGGCAACCCTCCACAAAACTTTGGATCCTTTCACAGTTGGTTTTGATGATGTACTAGACCAAATTCGTGATATCTCTGAAGCCGCTGCTAAAACAGCAACCGCATATCCCCCATACAATATCAAGCAAGTCAACGACAACAAATATGTCATTGAAATGGCAGTTGCCGGTTTTGCTAAGACTGATATTGAAGTTACTCTAGAAGGTAACAAATTGGTAATTCGTGGTGCTGCTGTTGAAAGTGCTGAAGATCCATCTAGCTTTATTTACAAAGGTATTGCCAACCGTAATTTCTCTCGTTCATTTACTCTTGCCGATAAAGTAGAGATTAAGGATGCCGAAATTGCAAATGGTATGCTTAAAGTCTGGTTAGAGAATATGGTAAAGGCACAAGATGCCGTTAAAAAGATTACCGTAAAATCTAAAGACTAATACCGGTAAATAATCACGGGGGCCTTGACTGGCCCCCATTTTTGAGTTATAATTATATCATGAAAAACAATAACCCTACCATCAAAAAGGTTCGTTCAAAAACGAACTCTGAAATCTATTACACCTGGTCAAATTGGGAAGCCAAAGAAATCGATGGTGTTACTTTTATCCCTGTTGTGCGTAATCGTCCAGATGGATCAAAACTGCAACAGACTTTCTACATGCGTAAAGATAATTTGGATTTTGTGAGATGAATAAAATTGAAAATCAAATGCATAACAGAAGGAACTATTTTGATCCTGAGTTTCCTGATGATATCATGTATGCCAAAGAATTCTTAAAAACTAATAGTTGGGGTCCAAATGGTTGCCCATTCTTTTTAGAATGGCCTTACTTGGACATTCCTTCAATGTTAAAAGATAAAATTACCAAACACACATTAGGCATCATATGAACTGGCTAAAATATTCTGGTTGTAATATTATCTTAAAATTAAATCCATTCCATTGGAGAATTGCTTGCCAGATGTATCGTAATGCTGAGGTGTGGGAACAAGATGCTTTTGTTTTAGAATTGTTGCCTATCACCATTCGACTATGGATAGATGACGGAAGTTGGTAGTCATCTGGCCGTAGCACAATGGATAGTGCAGTAGCCTTCTAAGCTATTGATACAGGTTCGATTCCTGTCGGCCGGACCAAGGGCCTTTAGCTTAATGGTAAAGCAATCGACTCATAATCGATTGAGTGTTGGTTCAATTCCAACAAGGCCCACCATTAATTTTTTTAATAACGATCATCAAAACATATCATAATGTCAATAACTAAAATTTATCGATTTTAGATATACATAATATTTTAACTATGGAGTAAATATGTCTATTACATTAAAAAACCTTGAGAGTGCATTGGCTGGCGAATCCATGGCTCATATCAAATATCGTTATTTTGCCAAGATTGCTCGTGAAGAAGGTTATGAAGATGTTGCGCAACACTTTGAACACACAGCAAACCAAGAGATTTTACACGCTTGGGGTCACCTAGAACTACTGGTTGGTAAACCAAGTACCGAAGAATGCTTAGAAAAAGCCATCGAAGGTGAGACCTATGAGTTTACCACAATGTATCCACAGTTCTTAGAAAATGCCACTTCCGAAAGAAATGCTCAGGCAACACAAGAATTTATCGACCAGATTTCTGAATCAAAAGAACACGCTGAACAATTCAAAGCCAAATTGGCAGTATTAGAAAAAGCAGAGAAACGATTCAAAGCACTTAAAGGTGTCGAGGAACGTCATGCCAACGCCTATAAACAGATTTTGGAGAAACTATAATGAAAGAATACTATCGTTGTGTCGTTTGTGG